CTGGAGGATGCTTGGTTCTTCCAACGCTTCATTGGTACGGCAGGTTCTTTTGCCGGGGACGTCATCCCTGCTTCCCAGACTTATTCAACTGTCTGGTCGACAACGCTAAGTGGTGGAGGGAAAAACAAACCATCGTCCTACGTAGCGTTTAATCCGGACGCAGTGCAAGCTGCAGACCTTGCCCTCATGAATCAACTTGACCTGCTTGGAAACAAGATGATGGTTAATCCGAACACGTTGCTCACTGGTACGAGCAACAAGTTTACTGCTCGGACGCTGTTAAATTCTGAATGGTATCCTGCGACGGGCGCAATGCTCGTTGGTGGAACGGGTGGAACAGGTACAACCATCGGAACGACCTTCGCAAAGAACGTGCTCGAGGGACTTTACAACTTAGTTGTAAGTCGCTTCTTGCCGATCAAATCGTGGGCGCTCGGAGAAGGTGGCAAGGGAATCGTGTTTCAACGACGCGATGCTCTTGAGGTGATTCAGGAAAATCCGGCAAGCGGAATGGCGTTTTCACTTGACGTCTTTCAGTTCCGCTCGCGCGCTCGCTGGGAACCGGATTGGGTTGATCCCCGATTCTGGTACTTAGGGAACGATGGAAACACCTAAACTTGAAACTTGATTAGGACGGGCGGGCCTCCAACCCCTTGAAGGACGGGGCCCGCCACATTTGAAGGGAGGACTATTTATGAAAAAGCTTTTAGTTATAGTGGCGGCCTGTGCCTCCTTGCTGGCCTCAATAGCAGTGGTTAAGGCCGCCCGTGTGATTTACAATCAAACGTTTGTCAGTGAAACAGCCCTGGCTTACAACAATACGTATACTCTTGACGCGGGCGCAAGTCCACTCATGTGGAGTAACATTGATTCCTTATCTATGCAGGCAGCTTACTCCAGCGCTACCGTTGCGGCGGTTAGTTTTACGGACGGTTCTGCTTCCACGGCCACAGTTACCGTGAGTTCGTATTCTGCTTTAACTACAGCGCAAGGTTCGAACACACTTACCGTTTCTTCTAACACAATTAGGGCTATTAAAGGACAAAAGTTTACTCTGAATGGACGCCCTTTTGTGGAAGGGGAACTTTGGAGTATAAAAGGTTCCACTACACTTACAGCGGTTGATATTACAAATGCTATAAATAATGACACGGAAGTAAATTCCGTATTTTCAGCTACGAATACGCTTGCAGTGATAACGATTACTTGTAAGAGTTCGGGAGCCGTTTGTAATACCTATACCCTTACCTCCAGTACTCCGGCGGCTTTAACGACCGGGGCCGCGAAGTTTTCTGGAGGAAGAAATCATGGGGTGTTGGTGGTTGCGGGGCAAGCATTAACCGAAGGGACGGATTTTTCGGCCCTCGCTTCAAATGCTGTTACTTCAAAAGCTGTAAGTGATTCTATTCAAGCTAATTTAGTTCTGGCTAGTATTATAAAATCAACTTGGACAGCTGGAGGAGTTATAACGGCGACGTCCGCTGTAGTTGGTGCAGATATCCGCTACAATATGCAGTCCTCTTCTTACGCGGCGTTAACTCCTTTTGCTCCGCAGTTCTATGGTGGAACGGCTAGCAACATTGTAACGGCTTCAAGTAAAATTAACGTTACGGCGCATGGGTTCACTACAGGACTTCCAGTTCTGTACACAAAGTCTGCCGGCACAAGCCCTGGAGCTTTGGTTGCGAATACCACTTATTATGTTGTTAGAGTGGACGCGAACAACTTTAAATTGGCCTCAAGCCAGGCGAACGCACTCCTTGGAACGGTGGTTTCCATTGCAACTCAAACTGCTCAAGGTGGCGGAACTTTTATCTTAACACCTTTGGCGATTGCGGGAACACCATCTTTCAAGTGGCAGTATTCAAATGATAATTCAAACTGGGTAGATATGTCCGTTTCGTCAGTGACGATGTCCTCGCTCGCGCTCGCGACAACCGTTTGGGACTTTGGAACAATCACTTATCGGTATTTGAGACTAAATGTTGTGGCTCCAACCGCTGGAGGAATTAACCTGGTGGTGACGGGAGTCGGGAGGTCTTCGAATTGAAATTAAACACGGAGGTTCAACCATGAATGGAAAACCAGCATCCGCTACAGTGGAGCCAGGTAGTCGTCCCTTGAACAAAGAATCACAGGAGGCTTTGTTCGAGGCTCAAGAGCTCAACATTCGAAGAGCAGAGCTCGATCGAAGGAATGCCGCCCGGTCAAACAAAGTGGCTCAGTTTCTTAAGGCGAACTATTACATTACGGACAAGGCGTTCCCCTGGTTGGTGTACAAAGGGGAACGCTTGTCTGTGACTGAATACTACCCAGAGATTAGGGTGGCCATTGATAAGTACTATGAGGAAGCAGACTTTAAACCCGAAGTCTGCAACGCAAAAAGGTTAATTTTTCACAAGCATAAAATTCACTATGCGTTTTTGAAACCAGGAAAACAGTTGGTTGAAATAGAAAAGGAGTTGGAGGTTTAATTTATGCCTTCTTTATCGGACAGAATTACAAGTCTTCGGATCATGGCGCATGATGCTCCAACTTCTAATTTGAAAATGGGGGAAACTCCAGTTGGGAATACGTCAACCGGAAAACCGGACGGAGTTGGTACAAAGTTTAAGCTACAACACCAGAACATTGTACCTTTGGGTGTTTATGTTACAATGGGGCCCCTAGCTGCAAATTATAGACTGTCAACTGGATTCACTCTTGACGCAGCTAATGGGATTTTAACATTTACTTCTGCCCCAACGTCGGGACTGGATCCATTCCTTGTGGACTACAATTGGCAATGGTTTACTGATAATGAACATTTGGAATTTTTAAATGAAGCGGCACAGAATTTGTCTGTAAGTGATCCAATGTTAGTTGTTGCGGGTTTGGCCCCGGCCCTTATGCAGTTTGCCTTGAGCGCTTATTATAATCGATTAGCTTCCCGGTACGCTCCACTTTATTCTTCAAGCGGCGGACAAACAGGACATCAGATTGATGTAGTAACTTCCAGCTTTAGGAATTTAGCCAAAGCAGCTTTTGACCGGGCTATTCAGTTCCGAGATGATTACTACAAGCGTCAGGGGCAACGGGAAGCTCCTGTTTCTTCGGCTAAAAATTATGCGATTGATCCATTTACTCCGATAAGGTGACTAATGGAAGATGCTCCGCCAGCTTGGCAAGAGGCTCAGACTGAAGGAAAACTGAGTTTTAACATAAGTGTTATTTGGAAGAATGTTCATCTCCTTCCAGAAATGGAAGCCCGACTTAAGGATATGCGGCCTGTGTTTGAGCAGATTGTTCAGGACTGGGCTAAGGGGAATGAGGAAAAATTCGACGCTGCAATGGGAATGGAGGCAGTTGGGGCACAAGTTGACCCTGGAGTGTTTTGGGAGGCTCTATCGCCCGAATACAGCGCTTGGAAGCGAAAGCAAGGGATGGCTAATCAGATTATGGTGGCTACTGGAGCTCTACAAGCGGCTTTATCAGATCCAGGCGCGTTCTTTCACATGGAAATGCCAAGGGAGGCGGCTTTTGGTATACCTCTATCCCCAGATGAGTCTAGTAAACTGAGTTATAATTGGTATCGAAGACAGACACTATTTCTGGGTGTAGATGATCAAACTATGATCCGACATCACATTAAGAGTTATCTTGAACTTGGAGAAAAGTGGCAATCGATACTTTTTACACGTGGTTTGGAACGGACTTACGCCCGCGATGAAGTAGCCTCGATGGATGTAGCATTTGGGAAAACTACTGGAGCTTAAATGAGAACAATTGCAGTAGATACAATTGTTGTTGCAAACGCAACGGATGTACGTGGGCAAGCCATTTTAAATTTGGTTAAACAGTACATTCCAGGCTTTACAGGTTTGTATTATGGATTTCGTCCGTTCGGAGCAAACGATTTATCGTTTCCTTGTTTGATGGTGGATGTTGTTGATCAGAAACCAAGGATGGTATCAACTGGAAAGTATCATATTAAATTTATGTACGATCTTTGGTTTTTTGTTATAGATAGTAGTCCGGAGGATGTAGTTACACTTGCCACAAGTGGGATGGAAGCGCTCATAAAGCTTTTTTCAAACAATGCTCTTAGTGATTTGGGAACCACGAACAGTCGACAATTTAAGTTGTACCCTGGGTTTTGGATTGACAGTGAAATGGTGGACGCGCAAATTAGCCGAAGCCTTCTCAGTCCCCTTCCGAACAAAGGGAAGTACATGCGGGCCGGTTGGTTACGGTTTGAAGTACAAGACGTAGTAATTAAATAGGAGGATCATTATGTATACAGGTCAATTACGTGCCGCCGGGATTGCGAAAGAAAGCCCAGCTGGTACACTCAAAACTCCGCCGGATACTTATATTGCTTACATCCCGCCGGATTCTTTCTTTCCCACCATCACGCTTCTGGAATCCACCGCCGTTCGTGCAGTTCCGGACAAAGTGGCGAAGGTTACCCAAGGGCCTGGAGACCTGAAAGGGATGAAAATAAAGTTTGAGATGGAGCCGGAAAACATTGGTGAACATCTCATGGCCGCTTTTGGGGTGGATACACTTGTAGATGTTGCGTCCTTCACGGTAACCCTTAACATTAATGATCATATCGATTTTGACATTGGTGGAGGGGAACTCAATGCACTTCTTACCCCAGGAACTTATCCGATGGGTGCGTCAAGTGCAGTGGTTGGAAGTCTTTGTGCCTTAATTAAAGCCGCGCTCGAATCAGCGGATGTTGGAGGTGTTTATACAGTCACCTTTAACGGCGTTACCAAAAAGTTAACCATTGCGCGTGGAGCGGGAAGTTATGCTCTAAAGTGGTTGACAGGTACAAATAATCTGAAAAGTGCTGACACTCTACTCGGATGGACACATGCAGATGTGGGTTCTGCGATCACTCATACTTCCGACAGCACAACTGCGGCGGCGGTTTATCAACATACGTTCACTCGTCTTGTGGCATCACAGCTGCCACAATACTCGTGGTGGTTTGACAAAGGGGCCAAGTTCCCTCAGTTCGTTGGGTGTATGCTCAACAAACTTGATTTCACCATCAAGGCTAAGGAAGCCGTGCAGGTAGAAGCGGACTGGACGGGACTCGCTTATGATGATACGGGTTCCTCAAAGTCTCCGGTTTATTCAGCCCTGAAGTTCTTAACGTTTGCACAAGCAACCGTTAATATTGACGGTGCTCCAATTCAGAATTATGATAACATTAAAATAACTCTGGATAATTTGGTGAAGGCCGATCATGTGGTAGGAAGCTCAATCTACCCAGCTAAAATCTACTCCGAAGGATTCGAAGCTACGGTAACAATGGACTTGATTGTTGAGGATTCCGTCCAATATGCGAAATTCCTCGCAGGGACGCCGATGGTCCTCGGGGTAGTTCTTACTTCTGGAGAAGTGATTAAGGCTACCAAATACTACAGCTTAACCTTTGACCTTCCAGTTGGAAACTACCAGGCTGCTCCCTACCCGAATGCGCCGGGATTGTTAAAGATAAGCTTCACAACCCGTGGAGTTTACAGTGTATCAGACGTAAAAACGATATCGGCCAAGCTCGTAAATTCAAGAAGCACATCATATTAAAGAGGAGAAATAATGGAACTACTAAAACTCGACGAGAGACCAGTAGAATACAAGTGGGAGGACGTCACTTTCGTAGTCAAAAAGACTTACAGTACCGCAGATAAGTTTGCCGTGGATACGGCAGGTCAGTTACTGGAAAGTGGAAAGATATCCTTCAAACCGTGGGAATTATACAAGGTTCTGATTAGAACATTTGTGATTGGTTGGAAGGGAGTGACGGAAAACGGTAAAGAAGTCCCGTGGGACTACGATGTATTTATGTCCAGGTTTCCTGTGAAAAACAGAGACGTAGTGATGTTGCTTGGGCTTTTTATTTCTGAGCAAATTAACATCTTTGGAGAAGAGGTACCTAGTCAACTAAAAAACGTTTAAGGCAGGCGATTGAATGGTTGGAGCGGGCCGGCACTTTCGTCTGCCAGCGGCAAGATTGTCCGAAAGAGATTGGAAGACAGTGCTCTCTTTGCCAAAGACCGGTAGTGACACGGGACATTCTAGCTATTATTACTCTTTATCGGCGTTGTAAGGAGTGGAGGACTCTTCCCAGAAAAGGCGGACTGTTTGACCAAGACGAAAGACTGCTTGAATTGTTTGATGTAATTTCAGGGGAAGTTGAACTCTGGAAAAGAAAACAACAACAAGAACAGGAAGGGGATATGCTTAGCGAGAAAATGATGGCCGGGAGAGGGTATGGCGGACGTTGAGCAAAATATACATCTTTCCGCAACGGGTGGGGACGAAGCCGCCGCTGCTATCAATAAAACAACTTCTGCCTTTAAGGGAGTTGGTGGAGAACATGATGCTTTAGTAAGTAAATTCTCTCATAAATTTCAACACGTTGGTTTAATGTTGTTCGTTGGAGAAGCGCTTCGGGCCTCGGGTGCGGGATCCGAAACCAGGATAGTTGTTTCCACGCTCAACATGGCTATGACAGCTTTGGCGGGGAGTTTTGGGGCCGCTGCTGCACCTATCTTTTTAGTTGGAACTGCTTTAACAGCAGTTGTAGGACTCACCGCGAAGATTATAAATCACCATAAAGATGAAGCAGAAACTCTTGGAAAACTTGTTAGTGAAGATGAAAAACAAGTTAAAGTTCTTACCGATTCAATCACTACCCTAGAAGAGTATCAACGGATTATGGGGAAGCTCCCTCAAACCACGATGGATGTTCTCGCTGCTAAAAAAGAACTTCGTGAATTTGAAGCACAAGAAGAAATTGCTACCCTTCATAAGCAAATCGATGTTCTCGGAAAACTTATGGCTGAAGAAGAAAAGGCCATTGAGTCTGAAAAGAAATTTGCTGAAACTAAGAATCAACACAATATTATTACTGCTGCTGCTTCTGTTGTCACTGGGAATTACACTGCGGCTACAGGCGGACTGATAATTAAGTATACAGATTGGAACGCAAAGATTCATGACACCACTAAATCTCTTCTGGAACACAAAACTCAGGCCGCTGAAGCTGCTGATAAATTAAGATTGTTAGGGGATAAGAATTATCAAACCTATAAAGAAATGGCGGACGGGGCCAAAAAAGCAACCGAAGAAGATGCGAAAATGGAGAAGGCGAGACTGACTGCTTTTAACCATATCAATAAAGGACTTGGAGAACTTCAGGCCAAAGAAAATGAGTACTATACTGAAGCCGAAGTGAAGTCAGCGGATACCTTTAACAAAAAGAACCAGGCCGCAGAATTATGGTATATTCGACAAAAGTCAATTTTAGACAAAATGTACGCAGACGAAGTTCAGTATTCTATCATGAGTCTTACGAATATAACAGATTTGAACGCAAAAGTAAAAGAACTTACTGAAGCTCATCATAAAGCTCTTGAAGCTTTACAAACGAATCATCAAACTAAAATTGACACATTGAATAAGCAAATATGGACTAATTTTAAAGATCAAGTTAAAGATGCTATGAATGCCTTTACCCAGGAAACTGGTCAAGCATTTGCAAAAATGATGGTAGAAGGCAAGGATTTTGGAAAATCTATGCAAGAAGTCTTTAAGAATATGGCGGAAAGGTTCATTGCTTATGTCGTGGAAATGACTATAAAGTGGTTAGCCTTTTTGGCGCTTAAAGCGGCCACGGGGGGTGCGACTGGATTTTTTATGGCAGAGGGCGGCACAATGCTCGTAGACAAGCCTACGTTGTTTGTAGCGGGTGAAGCGGGGCCTGAAATCGCTTCCTTTACCCCGCTTTCCAAACTGAGTAGTGGAAATACACACGAAGGAGGAGGGAGTAGATCTGGGAATAGTACTGTGAACATTAATGTTGGTGGGGTTTCCAACAGTATTTCTGGAGTGAATAACCCAGATGCTATTGCGGACGTAATCGGAGAAAAGATCATTAGTCGTATACGCGGACGCGGGGAACTTGATTTTTTAAGGAAGGGATGATATGAGCGGATGGTTTAGTCAATTTTGGTTGGGGATCCCTGGGTATGAATACTATTTTGACGTCAATCCAGAGGCAATGAGTGTAGATGAAGGGCCTTTAGTAATTCGGAGTCGGGTTCTTAATGGGGATTTAAAGAAATCCATTCTAAGATCTAGTGTTCCATCGATTCGGCTCAATTCTAGTTATCTTACTCTAGCCCAGAGGAATCAGTTCGCTTCTTTGGCGGCAATAGACTATTCGTTTTTATCTTTTCAATGTCGGGATGATTTTCAAACTTGGTCGGAGCGCTCGATTCCAATAGACGCTTCTCACGTTAAACTACAGAACAACTCTGCTACAAAACTTTCGGCTCTCCTTGTGGCTGGGGGATTCTCCGGGATTATTACAATTCAATCCGTTTATAATGTTCCAACTGGTTATTTAGGAAGCTTGTATGGTCAAAATGGGTTCGGTTTTGGAGGGTATGCAGGGCCGGATTACTTCTCTGGAGGTTCCTACGACGACGCTACGCGAATTGTTACTCTTAATACACCCCTTCCTTCACCGTCTGATCCTGCCTTTACAACTTACATTTATAAGGGTTGGTTAACAGATATGGAGAAATTTTCACATGCTGTACAAGGCGGTTGGTTAGATAGATTCACGTATGACTTTATCTTAACAGGAGCTTAAAAATGAAAAAATTAGCGTTGTTATTTTCTTCACTACTTCTCTTTTGTGGTGTGGTACTCGCAGATACTGTAACTCCTAGAACTGGAATGACAAAGCCGAGTATTAATTCTCCAAATTGGGGGCCTAAGTTAAATAGTAATTTTGATATCATGGATTCATCTTTTGCCGCTGTAAATTCAACTAATACCTTCACAAAAACTCAAACAATACCAGACCTACGAGTTACCTCGATAACTGTTCCAACTGGATCGGCGTCCAATCCATCTATTAAAGTTGGAGCACCCACAACAGGTGTGTACAGCCCGTCTTCTGGAATTCTCTCGTTTTCAATTAATGGAGTATCTGTTGGGCGTTTTCAAAGTACAGGATTCGAATCTGACTTTGGATATGGTGGTACAACCGCCGCTTTTAGTGGACAATTATCAGGGAAAGGGACTGTTACGAATGATTCCGCTTCTACTGGATACATCGGCGAGTACATCTCTTCGTCCACAATTCAGATTAACGGCCCTGTAAAAGATGTGTGGGCAGACGTTATTAGTATTCCAATAACGGCAGGGGATTGGGATGTTAATATAGCTTGTGAGTTTAATCTTAATGGAGCGACTGGACTTAATGATCTATTCATAGGGGCAAGTGTATATGCTGGAAATAGTCCAACAGGGATGGTTCAAGGAATTAGTAGTTTGGAACTCGGTTTTCCTGTTGGAGTGCAGCCGACAGGATCTACCCTTTCGCAAATCCGTTTTTCAGTTTCCTCTCTATCTACAGTTTATTTGAAAGTCTTTGAGGGTGGTTATGCAGGCGGACCGATTAAGGTTACAGCAGGAATGTCAGCAAGGCGTGTCAGATGACGATTTCTGTTCCATCACTCTTTACTGATGCGCAGAACGCAGACGTAAACCAAATTGCAACCAAGGTTCAACTCCTCCTTGGGAATTATGCCTCCGCTGCTGCTTACGGAACCACAGTTGTAAGTTCCGGAGACGACGCCTCAGGAAATTACCCCGCTTCTGGAGCCATTGATGGAGACCGTACTGAGCTAAACATTGGGGCCGCTTCCGCATCGGATAATGATATCGGATTAAGTTCTTGGAAATCAGCAGTGGCCCCGGACACAACACCTCAAACTTTAACCTTCACTTTCTCCCAGAGTCGTACAATCAATAGAATTAAACTTTATCATCTTGCAAATCATGGTCTTAAGACCTACAAATTGAGTTATTGGAACGGAGCAAGTTGGGTGGATTTCGCAGCTACTTCAGACATCGTAACTGGGGGACAAGTTAGTATCACTACGCTTGGAACTCTTGACACGGTGGACTTTCCGGACATTTCTACGACTAAACTCCTTCTTACTATTAGTCATACTCAAGTTCCTACTGAGGTAACCAATGTTGTAGAATTTGAAGTGTATCGTGTCGTAGATATTACAACTCGTGTAAAAAGTGTTTCTGTAGACAGAAGCCGAGACTATAAAATGGCTCAACCAATCGCTTCTCAGGTGAGTCTAGTTCTTGATAACACCGATCGTTTCTTTTCTTTTAGTCACGTTCCAACGTCCGCAGAAATCACGGCGGGATTCGTTAATTCAGAGCTTCTTCCTAATATTGGTGTTGTTGTACAAATGGGATTCGAACTCGTTGGAGTTCAAACACTTGCCACTCAATTTACCGGACTCCTGGACAAGATCGTGGTTAAGCCTTCTTCCAGAGAAGCGGAAATGGTAGCGCGTGATTATATGAAACCCCTTATTAATAAAACGATTTCTACAAAATTAAAAACTAGTACAGATATTTCAAACTTGATAAAGTACCTACTTAATCTCGGAAACATTTCCACGTTTGAAACCTCGGTAGATACTTCGGGGATTGTAATTGATAATTTTTTCACTTCTTCGGAAACCATTATATCCACAATAAGAAATTTAGTTCAGGCCTGTGGAGACGCTGGATTTTGGTTTGATGAAACGGGAATTGCTACATTTAAAATGTGGTTAAATTCCGTTCCTTTAAATCATATCGACACTGTTAACGCTGATTTTAATGCTGGAACCCTTCTTCAAAATATTACAGACGGGATTACAGCTAACAGTTTTACTCGAAGATGGTTCCTTTTAGATGATTTTGAGGATGGGAACTATGTAAGTAATCCACACTGGAGTGTCATTGCCGGAAATCCGGCAGAATGGAGTGTCTACCATGACGCTTTTAGTTATCGTTTAAGGTACTGGAACGTTGGCCCTGGAGCCGTTGGAGACACCCTTCGAATGTCCTACGCAACAGGAGCAGCTTTAAATACAGGATCTTGGCACTTTACCTTCCGATATGATCCGACCCCTTACACCTCTGGTCAATTCCAAATGTACTTTTTAGGAAACGCTTCGACTAACGGGTATTTTATATGGTGTACAGGAGCCGAACTTCGATTGTGTAAGGGAACATATTCTGTTAATTCTGTTTTAGGAAATTATTATTCCACTCAAAACGATGGAAGTTTCCATACAATTCTCGTTACCAGAGATGGTTCTGGAGTAATGAATGTTTATCTTGACGGGACTTTAAGAATAACCGCCACGGACACAGCTTATTCTACTGGCCTTAGTACTATCGATCTTGTTCTTGTCACGGCACTTCCTTCAGGCCCCCTAGGGATTCTATGGGACGATTTTTATTACTCCAGAGAAATTCTAACTCCTTCACTTCCAATCACTCGTGTACAGTCTATATTCGAATCACAAGTTGTAGATCAAGGTGCAACTATAAACATTGAAGGACACCTTGAGGCCACCTTGGTGGTTCCTTCAGGGTGTAGCGCGGCTTGGTACACGGCCACAAGCGCGGATGGACTGACCTTTGACGCCTGGCAGCCAGTCTTACTCAATGGACCAATTATTTCCACTCCCAAAAGATACATAAAATATCGTGTTGTGTTTACAGTTCCTCAAGACACTTATCCTGCAGGGAATGCGAATTTATCTACACCAACCGTGTACGATGTAACTATTTATTGGTTTGTAAATTCAGGTACTTCTAAATTTCCAACACTTGCTTCTTTTACATTCACCTATGAACAAAATTTATTTGATATCGCCCAAGAGTTGACGGATTCCTTGGGAGGAGATACGGCTATAATAAATGATGTCCTGGTTCAAGCTCGTCCGTTTATTTTAACTGGAGCAAATTCAGACACTCAATGGCAAGCTACGGTTAATGTACCAGCAGTTCCGGTTTCTGCAGGAGCTCCTATTAATGTTGTAGCGGGACAGACTTTAACTTACCGTCCGAATCTTAACGCTGGAATGGACATCACTAACATGGCTGGAGCGAGTCCTTCAGCGGCAGTTGTAACTTTTGGGGGAGGGGCGGCGGGGACTTGGCGGTTCGCATCCATCCATCCGACCAAACCAGTACTTGAAATAACGATAACAACGGGCGGAACTATTACAGACTTACGGATCATCGGAAAGGTTTATTCAAATTCTACTGCTATTGAACAACAACGCTTTATTGATTCTTTGTCGGACAAGTTGTACGGAAATCGTCAACAGTCAATTTCTAACCAGTGGATCATTAATAAAGTAATTGCTTTAGCGGTTGCAACTCGACTTGTGGAAAACTATAAAGTTCCCTTTTCCATAATTTCTTCTCTCCAAGTTCGACCAACTTTTTCTGTTCAACTTGGTGACCGGATCACCGTGATCGACACCAATGCGGACGTAAATGCTGATTACATTGTAGCCGGAATCAATCATAAAATTGCGGCGAGTATGGACGCCGCTCAAGTTTCAACAGATTTAACAGTGATAAAAATACCTATATGATAGACTTTGTTCTAAAACTTAAAAGAAGATGGTTGGGGCCGAAGGCTTCAATCGGAGAACTCTATATTGGAGATGATCCACACAAGCGTTGTTTCACTTTGGAAGATGTCGAGAGGGAAGTTAAAGTACAAGGAGAAACGGCTATCCCTTGTGGAAGATATCAAGTCATTGTTAATTTTTCTCAAAGATTTCAACGCTCCATGCCTTTATTGTTAAGCGTTCCGGGATTCGAAGGAGTTCGAATTCACTCTGGAAACACAGAAAAGGATACGGAGGGGTGCATTCTTCTTGGAAGAATTTTAATAAATGCTAACTGTATCGGAGAATCCAGGGCCGCTTTTGGAGATGTATTCCCGATGTTGGAAGACGCTTCCAAACACGGGAAAATATTTATTGAGATTACAAACGAACCATATGATTTGGGAAAACAGACTATATAGGTAAAGGAAAATATGGATATATCAACGAATGCACTAATTTCGGGTGGTGGTACTCTAGCGGCAGTTGCGATATCTTGGGGTGTAGTAAAAGCGAGATTATCGGACTACAGGTTAGAAATTGATAAGCTTATAGAGTGGAAGGATAAACATGCAGAACTTGATCTTACTCGACTTCGGGATATTGAAAAAGATATGGCCGAACTTCGAGGAATGTTAAGTGTGAGTGCGGAACAATATAAAGAAATAATCCGGCGTTTAACCATCATAGAAGTTAAAATGGAGGAACGTCGATCACTTTTCGATAAGGAGGACGTATGAACTCAATTAATAAAGCGCTTGATACAATAAACCTTGTGAAGATCTTAATATTTAATGAGTCCCGGAAGGTTGGGTTTGGGCTTTGGTTATTCATCATTTCAAGTTGGTTACTCCTAAAGGGGTCACTCATTACCTCTGAACAATGGATGACGTGCGTGATGCTGTGCTCCGCGCTTTTGGGCGGGGGAACGATCGCGGACAAGTGGCTTTCGAATCAAAAAGGAGGACAGGATGCTGCTCCAACTACTCCGAAGTCTTAAAAATCCATATGCAATCATTTTCATTTTGGTTGGTTGCTTGGCTGCTGAAACTTATTATATCCGGTATCAGCGGACACAATGGAACGCTGTAAAGGCTTCCTATGAACACCCACAAACAATCGAAGTGGTTCGGGTGGTACGAACTGAGGGGCCTGTTCGGATTGTTACTAGGGTTGTGGAAAGCTCGGTTGGTGATAAGGTCACAACCATTGAAGAAAACAAGGGTCCGACGCTCGAAGAAATGCTTAGGGGTGGAGAATCAAACCCGGTACCAGTATCCGAAGTAATGCCGCCGGTTAAAACTAATCGCTGGTTGGTAGGATTGTCTTTATTGGATTTCTCTCCCAGAGATACCCGACAATACACCCTTTGGGGTGGGTATTCTTTCTGGAATAGATTAGACCTTTTGTACGGACTTAATTATAAAGACGGCGTCCATCAAAATGTGATGGGTGTTGTTAGATTCTAAGGAGGAGTTATGCAAAACGTTTTATCGTACACTGTAAATGATTATTCTGAATACAAGATGAATCTTGCGGCGGATTTAAAAACCAATTTTACTATTGCATTTTGGGCGAAGATTGGTGGGAACGGAATGATAATTTCTGAACAAGTATCTGTTAGTGATTACATATACATAAGTAATTCTACAAGTGTTTTTACTTTCTATAGTAGTGAGGTTGGACTTATCCTATCATTTGTTCTGACTACATATCTTAATGCGTGGCATTTTTATACTATAGTAGTAACCGGAGGAACTGTTAATCTTTACATAGACGGAGTCTTAGTCAGTACTGTTGTTAAGACTTTAACTAGAGGAATTAAAAAGGCCGGATTAATTAGAATCGGAAAAGGTACGACATATAATGGCGCAATAATGTCTATGTGTAATTATCACCTTTACACCAGAGCTTTAACGCTTGCTGAGATTAAAACTATAATTAGTTTTCCAGCTTATTATTTAATCGGACTGGAACAGTATTTTGAACTCGATATATTAACTGATTTGTGGCACGCGGAAGAGAGGAACATTGACTATAGTCTGGTTTCTGTTACACCCATTATTGTACCTGAGTCGACTCTTTCCTTCACATACTATCACACTCATGAATTAGACATTGTGATACGTAATGCTGATATAGAGGAATCTTATAAATCTATTTTCGCGCTTTCAGGGTACTGTGATGTGAAGGCTTACTTTACCGAGAATATCCAAGAGAATGCGGTTTTACAATTACTAATTAAGAAGCCGAACGGAACAATAATAACAGTGGAAAGAGAGATCGAATCGGTGCAGAATTTAGCTCATTTTTCTATCCACACTGTTGTCTTCTCAACAGCTGGAATTTATGAACTACAAATTAGGTATGGTAATGATTTGTATGCTTCTAAATATTCTTTAATCCATACTGTCGAAGTTTTAAACGCGTTAGCGTAAGTTAGGTTCAATAGTCTTCTACCGTTTTTCGTTTAGACTCTACTGATTCGAATCCTTGCTTCCAAATTTCAAACCATAGACTCGATTCATTAAACGGACAATCCTTTTTTCCTTCACCTCTTAACTTTGCACACCTGCCGCGACTAAATACCATTTGTTCTACTTGGGTCATTCGTCCGTTAGAACGAAACAAAGACTTATGAGAGTGTAAATTAAGTGTACTGAATACCATTGATTTCTCCTAGTCCCAGTGTAGTCCTGGTCCATACCAAGTTCCGAAATGAAACTCTTTCCCGAATACTTTAAACTTCAACTTCACCACTCCTCCCATGTTCGGATCCCATCGCGCAGTGCCGGCCCTCCAATAGAAAACCGTTTCACTTCCAGGAATGTATCCACCTTCACCATACCCTTGTGGTTTGAATTGGAACCAACAACAAAACATTAGGGGTTTTTTAGTAAGGAGGAATCCAAACTTGGATTCCCGTTGAATACTGGACGGGCCCCAGTGCTCTGTAGATCTGTCTACCAATACTACGGCCCCGCACCTACCCCAATACCATTCCTTTATTCCATATATCATTTTCCCTGAGGCTGGTTGGATACCTAGGAAAGCGTCTTGAGGTAGACGCTCCCATCTTTTTATTCCAATTCCAATAAGCACAATTGGATATTCTGCTGTTGGGAATAATTTAATTTCCATTTTTAGAGTACACCTTCCCTTCTTGGATTAGTTGTGTCAACGTCTCACTAATTCTCCATTCCGACTTTCCGCCTTTTCCACTACGATCTACAAGCCTTAAAAGCTCCAAATCCTGAAGTATCCGAAGGCAAGTTCCTTGAGGTAAACGCGTTACAATCGAAATATCCCGTGTTGTAAGGACACTTTCAGGGGCTTTACACCCCTCCCAGAGGCGGCGGACTACCTCCTCGACCGTGTCTGGGGCCGTATCAAGCGCTACACGGCAAACTAGAAGGTAAGTTTCAAGGTCAATTTCGGGCTTTTGTAGGTATATGGCAATACCAATGGCCAGCTTGGCTAGTTGTTTGGCAAGCCGGGTTCCAACCTCTACGGCGGGCTTGTAAATGACCATTTGGGTGTATCGATCACGTTCTACAATTCCCCGCATCATTGCGCAGGTTTGGGCCAAGTTTACAATTTTTTCAAAAATGCTTTCTGGAATGGTTGGAAGAATGTCGGGCAAAGGCATACTGAGGACTTGAGTAGCAGTCTTACAGAGTTCAGCCCGCATCTCCTCTTCATGATTAATGTTAGAGAGTGCTCTTCGAATTCGATCAGCTTCACTAGCCGTTTTTTTACCAGTATCAATACGATACTTTAAAAACCGTTCTCCTAAGGATTGGTGGATAGCTCCAAATTCTTCAATCTTTGGGGTTACCCCGGCCAAGATTCCAAAGTGTGAAACATACGATCTTTTGTATCCCATCCCAAAAATTTTCTCCGTTTTACCATCATAACAGTCTCTTAGGATCCCAAAAATTTCATCACGATAAGAGTAATGCATGGACAAGAGGGTTGTAAAATCTTTTATGACTAACATTCGATTATTTAATCTTGGTAACAAGGACGGATCATTGTTTCCAGTGAACCTAACACCACTGATGAGAGTATGAGGAGTTAAAGAAGTTGTGGTTTCAATCATGGTATGCTTTCCCAAAGTCATAAGGAGTTCACTTTTTGAGCCTCCAGGCGGAGCTACCAAAAACATCCACAACGGATCACCTTGAATTTTATTAGCAAAAACAACTCCAAAAATTATCCGTAACACTTCGTCCGAAGGAAGGTACAACCACTTCCGATATGCCGCCACTACCTCTTCGGGAGTTATTCGAACACCGTTGAACGATTCTTCTGGAAGAGGAACTTGTACTTCAGTTTGTGGATAAGGGTATAGATTAACCGGAGCCACTTTTATCTCTTCAGGGATTTTAAGAAGACGTTTTAGTTCCCCCCAAGCGTACCGAGGCTTTTGTTTAGCGATGGCCTCATTTACAACAAAATCTCGTATGTCGAATCCTTCTGGAAGGAATTCTGGCCATTCTATCACCTTTATTTCTTTCGCTACCCCTTTCAACTTTCCAATACAAAGCTTTTTCCCTTCGTCCCCAGCTTTGTCCTTGTCATGCATTAAAAAAACCTTTCGACCTTCGAAGAGGGGTATCCAAGTATCCTTAAAAACCGAGGCTCCAGTTACCCCCACGGCTACGCAGTTCGTGTCCAATTTTTTAAATAGCCAGGCCAATGCAATGCAGTCCCACTCCCCTTCGCAAATATAAACGTCTGCACCAGGCATTTGAGCTAACTTGTGGGCCCCAAGGAGTCCCAGCTTTGCCCCAGAGGTAGCTTGAGACTTCTGTCCCAGAGAATACCTTCGAAGATCTTCCACCACTCCATTAGGAGCGCGAACGGGAATTGTGTATTCTTTTCCGTTCCAACCTATCTCCCATTTTAAGAAGGCGCTTTTTGGGAGCTTTCGATCTATGGTCAGGGCCGCCATTTTAGAAAGTTGGTCGTACAAAGCCTTAGCGTTTTGTTTTGATATGAGCTCCAGAAATTTATTAAAATTTCCTTTTGCTCCGCATTTTTTACAATCCCAAAGTCTGTTATCAGAATTAACGAAAAAATGATTATCTTTATTGCAAAATGGACAATTTCCAATTGCTTGATTTCCGGACGTCTTGTTAAATTCTACTCCATGATCTACAAAACCACGAAGCATATCTTTTTGATTCGGCATTTAAACCTCCACTTCTTCTTTCTCCATCCAATTTGTTCTTACCCTTTCAATATCGACTGGTAAGCGAGGTATACTAAAAGGCTTACCATAAGACTCCATAATGTTTTTCAATCCTCGAATTAATTCAATAGACTCATGTCTCTTATTAATTTCAAAAGCGAGTTCATCGTGAATTGTCATGATCAAGTGCGCATCCTTTCCGCTTCTTTTTAGATACTCATGTGTATCAATCATAGCCTTTTTAAGAATGTGTGCAGCAGAACCTTGAACTAAGTGATTAGCAATTTTGTAAGCCGTGTTTTTGTTGGCCTGATATTTCCTTCCCAAGGGTCCCTTGATGAATCCATAGTGGTAAGCTTTACGAATAGATTCTTGCATGTAAGTATCTATGTTGGGATAACGAGTTTTGAACATATCCAAGTCTTCAACGGCTTCTCGGTAAGGGATTTTGTTAAGTAATGATAAACCCATTGGTCCAATCCCATAAACGATTCCGTAAAGCATAAGTTTCACCCGAACCCGTGTTACCCCGCGTCCAATGCGTTTGTCTTCCTCCAGTCTGTCCTTCCAACCCATTTCAATGGCCACGCTGGAAGGCAAGTCTTCTCCAGAAAGTAGAACGGAAAACATTTTCTGTTCATTTGCCAAAGCTGGTGAAGAAAACAACCAGAGCTCCATTTGTTTGTAATCAAAATGATACCAAACATAACCTGGCCGAGGAACGAAGGCCATACGGGCAGGAATTGGAATTGGGGCACGGGTGCTATATGGATCGGCAACATTCTGAAGGTTGGGTTCTCGACAAGAGTAGCGGCCAGTTACGGGACCAATCTGGTGAAAATCTGGGTGAAGAATTTGGAGTTCTTTTTCTTCAATCATTAACTTTTTGAATCGTCCGAAGAATCCATTTAAGGCTTTTTCGGCAGTTTTGTGTTTTACGATTAATTCGCAAATTGGATCTTCTATCGACATCAGGACTTCTGTGCAGACCGAAGGATTGCCAGCATCAGTCATTAAGGAAGGAGTGTAGCCTTTGTCCTGAAAGAGATATTTGGAAAGTTGCTTGTGAGAATTTGGATTCAGTCCAAAACAAATTTTATCGATCCGTTCTCCTGATTCATTTACAATTGTAGTGTTCCGTTTAATTTCACTTTCAAGTGGGTCAACTCGAACCCCGCGTTCTTCCATTTCATAAGTTACGTTTAATAATCGAATTTCTTCTCGATATATTTCCCACAAATCTTCTTCCTTAAGTTTGTCCCGGAACAATAGCCAAAGTGTCATTGTACGGACGACGTCCTGAACAGCATAGGTTTGGCAGAGTTCCGGAGGGGCCAACCAATAGTCGGCATGGATGAACTCACTCCCGTGCGTTTCTTCCGTTGCAATCATGATGTCCGATCCCTTGAGTTCCCGGCGACGCTTGCGAGTAGCTTCAATTAGAATTTCTTCATCCTCTTGGGAAATGTTCGCGTACTTTTCGGCAATTGGTTTAAGAGCTAAGGTAAGTTCATCATTTCGAAGAACGTGCATAGCGAACATTGTGTCCTCAATAGTCCCGGCCACTTGAATTCCTGTCTTCGTTAGCATGCGAATATCGAATTTTGCGTTGTGAAATACTTTTGTTATAGTTGGATCTTCAAAGAATTTCTTTAATTCAGAAAACTCTTTTCCAACTACAACTTGTCTATTCTTCGGATTCACTTCCCAACGAACGAATCCTGTTTCTCCTTCTTCATTACAGAAGGAAAATAAAAACGGACGGTCTCCTTTCCAAGGATTAAGTCCGTTCGTTTCACAGTCACAAGCGATAAGTTTCCCTGAGGGGATGAAACTTTTGGTCATATTATTTCATTTTCCCAGTTGTCGTGTCCCGACCCCAGAGTGATTCGAAAGCCGCTTCTAGTTTGTTATAATTCGGATGTTTTCTACATACCTTCAAGTCTCGTTGTCCTTCAATTTCAAATTCTAATTGTTTTTCGTTTGAAAGGTAAAGCGGGCAAGGCATTAGCGGATCTTCTCCAACCACTCGCCGTTCGTTATCCAGTTTGTAAATACATCCTTTGAATTCATCTCCTTTCATACATGGCGGTGTAACAAGTTTTCGAAAGTAAGGATCAACTTTCGTTACAAGTTCTTCAACCATCCCCTCAATCACCGGCCCCCAAGTTCCAATCTGAGGGACCCAACAACTTCTTTTCTTGCAGATATGTATAAGGGCGGAAAGATTGAGTCCCCAAGAAAGGCGGTGTTGGGCGGCTAAGGGAATGACTTCACGGGCGTCCTCAATCGGTACTCCAGCTAGAAGAAGCGCGGCATAAGTGTTCTGTGCTGTTTTCATAGCAAGTCTATATCCACTCTCCAGGAAAAGATCGCCTTGAATAGAGTCAGGAACCCGATAGAGTTCTTCGTCTGCAAACTTTCCCATGTCCAGTACGCGCATAGATTGAATCCACCATGTAGAATCATGCAGATCTGGGAACATATCAACTCCCAATCGTTCTCCAATCTTCACACCAATTTTGTGCCGAACCATCTGCTCCCGGAAGGAAATTGACACTCCTTCAAGAAGGAAAACAAAGTTTAGGTTTTCCGAAATTGGAATGGCAGAATCAATGACCTTTTCAAATATTTCTCGAACTCTTATAGAGAATTCCGGATTTGTTTCGCATCGAACGCGAATTTGGTCCGGAGTTTCCAACAGGGGATCGTTGCTTCGAGCCGCTTCCCAAAGGTAGAACACTGTTTGGATAGGATTTCGGGGCCACTCCACTAAAGTCACTTTTGTATTCATTTGGATTCTCCTTTATAATTGCTTCCAGTAAAATTAAATAATTTATAGCGTCTCCAAGTTTCTCTTCCCAAACTGCTATAGACCATCCTTTTTTTCCCTGATCTAGATCATCCACCATATCCAAGATAGAAGTCAAATGCTTTGACCAGGCTCCTACACAAGCGCGGGCGGGGTGGCATTTTAACAAGGCGGCGGCCCGTTTGAAGTTTGAAAGCCGATCTCCATCGCGCGCATATTCCTCCGCCTTTTGTCCGAGCATATTTCTAATTTTCTCTATTCTAGAATCTAGAATACTGTTAAACTCTCCGACGTGCATGGGTTTCCTCCGGTAGATTTTTTAGGATTTCTTCAGCCTGATTTACATACTCTTCCAGAAATTTGAATTCTGGAGTACAGAAAGAAGAATGAAACTTCTTCAATTCTGGAATTTGCCTTCGCATTCGAACGTTTCCAAGTTCAATTTCTTGTGCTATATAAGACAAAACCGATAGATAGTCTGCAAAAGCAACAATCCTACCTTCGTTTCCAAGTTTTGCTTTCTCCCAATCGGCAAAGTAAACGTCGGCCAGTAAGGACGTCTTCGCTACATCTTTGAGTACACCTTTCGTGAATTTTGCAGAAGCTTGATCTATAGCTTGTTTCAATTCCGGGGTACTATGTTTGAACATACGAATGAAGTCCCCGGAAATACATTCATCCACATCATGCATAAGAGCCTTTGCCAAAACTTGTCCTACGTAGACTTCAAACCCTTGAACCCGAAGACTAACGGAAATAAAATAAGCATAGAGGGCGGTATAAAAAGAATGTTCTCCCACGCTTTCGTTATGAATTCGAGGACAGTTGCTAAACCGAATCACAAACCGTAACCGTGCAAGGTCTCCAATAACTACCTTTGATAGATTTACAGTGTGATCCTTTACACTATTTGCTTTTGCCATTTTTTCGCCTCCGTATCGGTATTCATTGTTATCATTTCGTGAAGGAATTTAAACACAGAAGGTAGTCCCTGGAGGAATCCATCAACTCCTTGGGCCAACATAAGATTCAATCCTCTAGAGGGAATGGTTGTATAGGCATAAATCTTCGGCCCGCCAACGGCATAGGCATAACCCAATTCCCAGACTGTGCCGGGATCGAAATCATCAATCCGGGCTAGGATAAACTTAGAGGTTGCAATTCCTCTACAATTCGAAGTGAACGAAATATTCCGTTCCCGATCAGAAGCGTTCGGAGGACAATAACATCGAATTCTGGGAGAGAATGCGTCGTAACCGAGGCGAAGCGCTTCGGCCTCAAGTTTTTTTAGTACGTCAACTTGTTCATCATTAAAAAAAGGTGCAGCAAGGTAGATTTGATCCATACAACCTCCAGTAGGGCTTGGCCCGCCCGTTCGTAGGCTCTCCTTCCAATCTAAAGCCGACTACAGGGGCGGGCACTATAAGCCCAAATGTTATTTTTTCTTGACTTTGGTTTTTGCAGCAGGACGGAGTTTGTCGTACTTGACAAAGAATTTTCTTCCATCATCAAGTTTCACAGTAGCTTTTTCCTGGTCAGGATCAACTTTGATCACTTCCCCGGCTACTTC